TGATGCGGTTGTTAGTGATGTAGCAGTTGCTAATGATGTTTGATTCACTTTCAACCCATTTGCTAAAGTGGCGGTTCGTCCATTGGATTGTACGATATTACTATCTATTTGAGAAGAAAGAGCAAGATTTCCCATGATTTCAACATCAACTTCTTTAATGGTAAAATTAGTCCATCGTAGTGTTCCAGTTGTCCCTACGAACCGAAGATAGATTGTCGGATTGCTTGAACCGGCTGTAAAGGTAATACTTAGATTTTGTGATGAAGTCGTAATCGCAATAGACGCATCACTAACCGTCAATGATGTTGAATTGTTAAAAACAGTTCCAACCCAACTCGCACTTGTTCCAAAAATCCCCGTAAAGGAAATGACATATTTATGGTTCGTATCAAAATAAAATACTGCAGGGTCAAGTGCGATATTTGCTGTTGGACCACTGACAGGATTCACAATCCAATTTGCGCTAAATACATAAGTGGTAGGAAAAACACCAGTGACAAAATAGCTGTTCGCATCAAGACTTGGATTGAATTGTGTTGCGTTCTGTATGGTTTTAATACCGCCGTTTAGATTATTGGTATTCGCATATCCCCATATATTATCCAGATTCAAAATACCAGCCCCAAGACTTGCAATCGCACTATCAAGCGTCGCACGATTGACAAGGGTGCTAATATCGGCACTTACTGCGTTGTAGGGCTGAATAAACTGAGCCGAACCCGTGGTAGAAACATTCGCATTATGAACCTGAATATCCGTCCAGGTATTCTGCTGTCCTATTCCACCAGCCTGTGAGGTAAGCCCTGTAATATAGGATAATTGTCCCGCGTTGATGGTGGTACTCATTACACCATTCGCATCGGTGCAAACTACCTTTCCACCATTACCAAGGGTTGCAAACTGAAAGGTGGGCGCTCCAAGGACACCACCTGTAAAATACATAGAGCGTCCATTAGTAATATCAGTTGTAATCAGACCACCTATCGTACTGAGATTTCCAAAGGTACTAACTGTGTAAGAAATCCACGACTCACTGTTAGAGTTATTATCGGGAATCGCAAAGTTTTGTGCGGAGATTGTTCCAGAGGTGATTAAATCAAACCCAGTAAGGTCTGTATTAGAGGTATTCGCACTGTATTTTACAAAGTTCGCAGTGTTAATAGAACCTGTTACTGGGTTAATACCATTTATCGTATAGGGAATAAATGTGTTGCTTGTTCCATCAAGGGACATCTTCTACCGATGGTTGGTATTTTTATTTTATTCTCTTTACACAGAACGATGTCAAAGCCTAACAAGTATGGAAGACCTCAAGACCTTCAGCCTGTGCGACCAGCAGTAATGAAACTGGGTGGAACGGCTACACTCCAAGAAGAAGCCGACGAGGAGGGTTTTATGAGTAAGATTACTAACCTGTGGAGCGCCCTTACGAGTAACGACCATCTACCGAAACGGTTTCGTCAATTCATCAAGGCTCATGGTCGGGATAAGATTCAGAGTTTATCTATGGTCCGAGCGCCAGTAGCAAAACCTGGTGTGATGGCGATGCAATTGCTTACGGCGGGTCGCTGGGAGGAGTTCAAGAAGAAAGCGGGTGTTGATTCCGTATATCATACCGGACTGGTAATTAATGGAAATCTTGTTTTGGAGAAGTTAGATAAAGTGGAAGGACGAGTAGATGCCGCTTATACGAAACAGCCAGGAGCTGAAATGTATGCCGTCCCCATTGAAGCGAATAAATATACTGTTGCAGAGTTCTTAGAGAAGGGTCGTAGGCAAATGGGCGAGAAATTCTATACTTATGATGCCTTTCGGTCCAATTGTCAAGACTGGGTTGCGAACATGGTAAGTGCAAATGGTCTTCTTGATGCGGAAGGGCGTAAATGGATTAAACAAGATATTGATAAACTAATTAAGGAACTTCCAGAATTAACCAAGACGGCAGCAGTAAAAATAACAGATGTTGTCCGAGATGTAGGAAATGTAGCAGAAGAATTCATTTATAAAAGGGGAGGACAAGTATTGGGACATCAGAATAGAATGCGTGGAAGATTTTAAAATCTATCCTATATAAAATGGGACTGACTCATCGGCAACAGTGGCTAAAAAAGAATAATTTAGAAGACCGTTCCTATAGCCTTGCGGAACTAAGTAAAATAAGCGGAGTGCCTATGAAGATATTAACTGAAATTAGGGACAGAGCATACGGGGCTTATACAACCCAGCCAGATAGTATCCGAATGTTGGGGTCATTCAAGAAGGGAGTCAAAGCGCCCATGAGTCAAAAGCTTAGTAAGAATGCCTGGGCGTTTGGACGCATTTTTTCTTGGCTTAATGGTTCAAAGAAGCACGATATGGATTTGCGATAATTATTCCAAAAACAATCTAACACTCTATAAAGATGGCTACAGAACTAACTCGTGCATTAGCCCCATATGATTCTCAAAAGGATACGGCAGGTGGTCCTCTTCCATTAAAACCGTGTAATATGGGAATGTTCGCCAGAAAAGGAGGAGGCAAGAGCAATTTAATTCTCAATCTATTAATGAAGAAAGAATCGCCGTGGTATAAGCATTTTGATTTAATATTTTTAGTGAGTCCTACCGCAATGAATGATGATAAAATGAAACCATTGATTGATGATATTGGCGACCAGTATTATGATGAATTAAGTAACGATGTGCTAATGGATATTGTTGCGCGAACGGAAGCATTTACAGAGCTTCATAATAAGAAGAAGAAGAAGGGTAAGCCGCATTACTGTATTGTATTTGATGATTGCATTCATGTTCTAAAAAGCAAACAAGCGAATTTGATTACAAAATTAGCGACTCAAAATCGCCACATGAATATTACGAATATCTATTTGCTCCAGAAATACAATACCTATATGCCGACGCTGATTCGTTCTAATTTGGATTGTATTGTATTTTTCCGAACAGAAAATCAAGCAGAGTTAGATTCATTTGTAAAGGAGATAGGTACGGACGAAGATAAATTATTACAACTCTATGAATACGCTACGGCTGACCCATACAGTTTTTTATATATTAATATGTATTCAACGCCAATGCGATTTTACAAACGATTTGACCCGATTGAATGGAAAATGAAATAATAATATTCTGTGTAGATAGAAATGGTATTTTTACTACCCTCATGGGCGAATACTCCAAGAGAATACAAGAAGGGCGGAAAAGTAAAGAAGGACAAGGTAAAAAAAGAGGAGGAATCAAAGAAGGAAGTAAAAAAGAAATCAAAGAAGAAATCAGAGAAGGACTCTGGTTTATCTCAGTCTGTTAATGTAAATGTGAAGATAGGAGAATCTGTACTTCTTCATAAGGGTAATGTTCCAAAAATGGATGAAAGAAAAGCAAGGGGTTATACTCCTACTGGTAATCCGATTGGACGACCAAGAGGCAGTGGCTATAGGGGCGCTCCTCTTAGAGGTCCAACTGGCGGTCCAGAAGGACTATTGTCATATGGAGTATTACCAGGAGGAGGCAATCCACCAGTGAAACGATTTGTATCACCAGGAAATAGCTATGCAGCAATGCCTGGACCGCTTCAATCGGGATACTATGGGTCACCTCCTAATGTAGCTAATCCAATTTCAGCATTTCCGTATGCTGGTTCTGGTAGTGCGATGTGGAATTATAATCGTAATAAGAATGATGATGTACCACAAATAGTAAATCCAAGTGATATTAAATCAAATACAAATCCAAGCACTACACTTGTAAGAAATGAAATTACATTAAGTCCTATGAGATATTCACAGAGCTATAAAGAAAGCGCTCAAGTAAAACCGTATGAAATGGAAATGGTACGAATTACTAATACAGATTCATATCCATCTAAAAGAATAGTACCATCTCAGCCATCGGCTGCATCATCATCAGCATATCTGGAGGATATGGATGAGGAAGAAATGGGCGTGGAAGAAATGGGCGTAGAAGAATCAATGGTTTCAGAACCAATCTTTTCAGCAAGTTCAACATTAGCAGAAGCATCAGCAGCTCCTAAGCCGGTTATAAAAGCAGCAGATGCAAAAGCGCGAAGAGAAGCGGCGGCACAACCACTATTTGCTGCCTCAGAGGAATTAAGTCCAGCAGAA